GCCATCATCTGACCTCATGAATTTCAACGATCGTCTTGCCGATCTCTCTGGCATGGGACAGCTCCTGCTGCATCCCTTTTGAAATGCCGTTTCCGGTAAACGCCCAGACTTCAGAGCAGGTCTCCATGAAAGCAAGTCCGCAGCTGATACCGGCGGAGCGTTCTTTCGGATCGTGGTCATCGACAAAACGGGGATACAGCAGGTGTGGAGCGAATGGCGCGTAGCCTTGCTCCATGGCCATGCGACATAGCTTTTGGGCCACTTCAACGTTTCTTTCAATATCCCCGGCAAAGGGGCTGCAAATAAACACTCTTTTCATCGGTTACCTCACAGGGTTTCATAGTTTCTGATTTTTCGTTCCCGGAGGTCCTTGTAGACAGCCTCGGCCACCTGACGGCCATCGATATGAGTGGCCACGGAAACCTCCACGGGCCTTTCCGAAAGTGCATCGAGCTTGTTCAGCAGGGCCTCCAGCAGGCTGGCCATATCGGGACCTTCCTGTTGACCTGCAGGCGGTGACACAAACGGATTCGTTCTTGCCGCTGCCAGTTTTTCAGTAGGATGCGGTTCCGGCTGCATTACCGGAGCGCCACTGATTTCCTGCAACAGACCGGTCCCGGCTATTTTCACTGAGGCGCTGACATCTGCCGGAATATTCAGCGCCGGAATCATCCCCATCGACGGTGCAATCTGACCGGTAATGGTCACCGGCGGAACCGAAGGAGCCGTAATGGCGTCCGGGAACTGATGAGGCTTACTTACCGGAATTTTCGGTGTAATGTCGGATACTCCGGCAGATCCCGAGGTCACGACAGGTAATGCGGAACCCATGACCGGCGTGAGCATGAGCAAGGCAGAGAACATTGTTGGAATCAGTTTTTTGTCCAGATTCGGAATAAGGGCGAATCGACCGGCGCTTTGCTGAACAACAGATGGTTTTGCAGAAGCAGGCTGCAGTCGGGGCGCAGCCTTCGCTTCAGGGGCTGGTGAAGAGGAAAACAGAGAAGTGATGCTGTTCCATGCACCGCTGAGCAATCCGGAGGCTTTCTGTTTCACCGACTGAATGACGCCGCCCACACCGGATTTAACCTGGCTCCAGAGAGCGGTTCCTTTTTCGGCAACAGCAGAAAGCCCGGAGCCGGTAATATTTTTCAGCCCGCTGAAGGTGGAGGTGAATGTCTGTTTGACCGCAGCCGCACCGGCGGACAGTTTGTTCCAGACGCCGCTCCATGAATCCGGTAGGGATAATTCCGGGATGAGATTGCTCAAAGCGCCTTTAATCAATCCACCGGCCTTGGATACCATCGTTCCGGCACCATCAACCAGTGAACCCCAGAGATTACCTGCTGTCCTGAAGGGAGCAGAGAGAAGATTCATCGCGGTCTGGCCAGCCGTTTTGATTCCGTTCCAGACACCAGACAGTGCAGACAGAACTCCACGAGCCGCGAAGGAGAACACTTTTGCAGGCAATGCCAATGTCGAAAGCATCCCATCTGCCAGTGTTTTAAGCAGGGCTTTGCCCGATGCCGTAAGGGTCGACAGTGGACCCTCCTTGGCATCGGAGAACGGCAACAGGCTGCGAAGCTTGCCAAGAGCATTTTTTAGCATGCGGAATGGATAGTTAACTGCTGACCAGATGCCCTCACCAAGCGTGACGAGCATCTTTTTTCCGGCTTCGAAGAAGGTCATGTCGCCGGAGAAGAAACTCCTCACAGTCGAAAAGAGATTCCGCAACGTACTGACAATCGGCAGGTTCAAGAAAACATTCGCGATCCGCTCACCGGCAGCCAGAAAGAATCGAACCATTCCATCAAAAACTGAGGTGATGAAGTTCCAGACCCCACTGATAACATCTCGCGCCCACCGGAACGGTGTCGCCAGAAAATCAAAGACCGCACTGCCAATCGCCTTCAATCCATCCAGCAGAGAGACATCTCCGGTCAGTATCTGCCAGACCGAGTAGATTATCTTTCCGGCGGACACAAAAGCCTGAGCAATCAGCCTGACGGGAAGCAGGAATTTGTAGATAAACTTGGCGGCATAGATCAGCGAGCCGACGATCACCTTGCCGACCCAGACGACACTTCTCACCACAATGGCCAGCGCTTTGACAACCATCGTGATATTCCAGACCACGAAGCGGAGTGCATAGGCCAGCCCCTGAAGCAGCACACCAGCAACCGTTCCGACCACTGAACCGAACTTTCTCCATGCCGATCCGTCAGCTGAATTGGCAGAGATACCAAATATTTCCACAACCGAGAAGATGGCTTTGTAGAGGGTGGCATACGCTGAAATCATCGCCTTGACGGCTGGTTCGAGAATAGCCCGGATTCGACCGAATGCGTGTGAAAAGGCTTCCCACAGCCCGGACAGGTATTCCCGTACCCGGTAATAAACCTTGAAGACGGTCACTGCAAAACCGAGGAGTCCGGCTGACTTGAGTCTGCTTGCAAGCTCGGCCGACATCTGCCCGGTGGAGCCGCTCAGGGATGAGATGAGAGTCTTCACGCCTTCAAAGACCAGTTTGATCTTGTTCCACGTCCCAAGCACGACATCCCGGATTCCTCCGAAATTTGTCTCCCATGCCCGTTTCAGCAGATAGACCGCCAGAACCACACCGGCAATGGCGGCGGTAACCGGCAAAAAGTAAGTGGCAATAGCGGAGCCGACACCTGCGGCGGCTGCGCTGATGGCTATGAACCCGGCCTTGATCGCCGGAAGCATGAGTCCGACCAGTCCGACTGCCGAAGTGACCGCACCGGCAACGACCAAGACGGCTCCAAGAGCCATGGAAAGCGTCAAGACTACCCGTGTGACTCCGGGCATGGACTTGGCCAGCTTCTGAAGAAACAGAATGAAGCGGGAAATGCTGTTCATCACCGGGGTGACGACTGGTAGCAACGTGCGGCCCAATATCTCGGTCAGGTTGGACATTTGTTGCAGGATCAACCCAAAGCGAGCTCCAATATCCTGATTCATGGCACTGGCCATCTGATTTGTTACCGCCGTTCCGGTTTTCATGGCCGCGCCGACTGACTTGATACTGCCTTCGAGTGATTCCACTCCGGCGGACATCTGCAGCAGGAACTTGACCGCTTCATCGGAGCCGAAGGCTTTCTTCAGTTTGACCTGAGCCGCAGCCTGAGACATATCCGGGAACTGTTGTTTGATCTCCTGCAGGATGGGAATGACGCCTTTGAGACGTCCGGTTGTATCGGTAAACGACAGCCCAAGCTGATCACCGGCCTCGGCCGCTTTCATGATAAATGCCTTGTAAAGCGTTCCGGCCTCTGAGCCCGGCATGGTAGTTTGCAGCTGACCGAGGATCGCCAGCTGTTCCTGCAGCGGAACATTGTTGGCTGCCGCAACGGCACCGATGTTCTTGATCGCATCGGCCATCTGAGTTCCGTTGGTCTTGAAAGATGCCACGGTCTGGGCCATGGCTCCGGAAAAGGCGGTCGCCCACTCCATGTCGGTCATATCCGCCATGATGGGTTTGAAGATGCCGTAAGCCGTGGTGAAGGTGCCGACCATCTCCTGTGTGGTCGCTTTGGTGGCTTTCGCCGTGAGACCAGCCATGTTGGTAAAGACGCCGACCGCCTCGTCACTGAGATTGGACAGAGCCGATTTCACATCGTATGTGGCCGTGATAAATGCGGCCTTGTTGGCTCCAGACCACTGGTTTGTGAACGATTCGGCGGCATCTTCGATGGCTCCGAGGTCCTTGACACCAAGAGAGGCCAGCTCTCCAAGGGCTTTCTGGGTGGCAGCGGTGGATGCGACCAAGGCAACGGGTGCGGCCATGAGCGCAAGACCGGCTCCCACCATCATTGCGCCTTTCTGGATACGATCCAGATTTCTGGTCATACGTTCGCTGGCGGCCGCGACGGTTCCGTCAAGGCTTGTCATCGAACTTTCAATGCGCTGGGCGTTTTGCGTGAACGCATCCTTCATCGATACGACAATGCCCAGTCCAAGGTCGTTATTCATCATCGCTTATCCATCTGCTCCCGTTCAAAATCAATCTGCCGCTCCAAGGCGTCTACAAACTGTTGCCTGCGCCTGAGCGGCAGTGATCGGATTTCCTGATAACTCCAGTGGAGCCCGCCATAGGCGAGAAAGAAGCTGTCGCTTACAAGCGAACTCCTGGAAATAAAAAAGCCGGTTCGGCCTCGAGACGTGTTCTAATCCGGGTGCCGCAGCCATCGCAGTCGACTTCGACTGTCGTATCGATACCGGCATCCACCCGGGCCATTTCCTGTCGCAGGGCACTGCGGTCACGCATGGACATTTCAGCGAGGGATTTCTTGCTGGGGGCTTTTCCGTCAATATCGATGAGCCGAATCATCATGGCCGATGAGATGTTCGGCTCACGCAATGCGGCAAGACGCTTTTCCTTATGGCCATCGAGGAATCCGAAACGAACCGCTTTCTTGGAACCTGGCAGTTTGAATTCGAACTCACGCTCATCAGCGTTAGGAGTGACTTTGAGATCCTCCAAATTGACCGTCACATAGTTGGTCATCCGGCACGATGCATTCGGGCACATCAGCTCCAGTTCGACCTCATCTCCGAGGGAAATTTGGCGCAGCTTTACCAAAGCGAAAAGGCGGTCGCTTGACAGCAGGTCGAGAATATCGTTCACCGTCGGTTTTTCATTCTCTCCAAGCCGGACGGTACAGTTTCTGAGAACCTGATTGATCGCCTCTCCATTCCGGATCAGGCGCTGGTTGGTCAGGAGCTCTTCTTCGGCACCGGTCATTTCCTTAAGTTCGATCTCGATGCCACTGGGTAATTCGTAGGTATACATTGCTTCACTCCTTATTTATCAGGTCCAGTACTGGTAGCAGATAGTCAGTTTCTCGATGGTGTTTTCGGTATTGCCGCCTTCGAGTTCGTCGTATTCCAAGGTCTTGATCCATGCGCCATGCAGCGTCCAGCGTCTGGTTTCATTCCCGCTGCGGTCATAGCGCACCACATCGATGTCCTTCAGATAATCAGCAGGCAGCCCGCCGGTTACCGCATTGACATCGACCTGTTTTTTCACCCATTCCCGGGCCGCCTCATCAGAGCCATCCTGAAGGATTCCCTTTTCAAGTGTGATGTCTTCAAACTTCACGCGTCCGGCCACTTTCTGGTCGAACATGGAACCTGCGGGCGCAAAAGCCACTTCCTCGAATTCGGTCTTCGGCTCCTGCCCCTTGTGAAACAGGGCCACATCAAAGCCGTTCACCTCGATGGCAAACTGCCAGTTCTGGTAAAGGCTCTTTGGCATATTTCCACTTCTCATGGTTTTATCTCCTGATTAAATGATTTCACTGAAGTCCGCGCCTGTGCCGGTCAGAATGAAGTTCAGTTCGATGAATTCCGCTGTCTTGGTCGGCTTGACGAACACCCGGGCAATCATTTCATTGCGATCGATGACCACCGGCGTGTTGGTTTCTTCATCACACTGGAAGGCGTAATCATAGAGTCCGCCTTTCTCCTTGATGTCCTGCAGGAAGGGATTAATCAAACGACCGAGAGCCCGCCATGTCTGCGGATTGTTCGGCTCAAACACCACAAAACGGGATGATTCGGAAATGGCTTCCTCCATATACATCATCAGCCGTCTCACGTTGATGCGGTCCACTGCAGAGGGTTGGCTCTGGAGTGTTTTCTGGCCCCAGATATTGATTCCGGTATCCGGAAAAACAGCAATGACATTGACCCCTTCAGGGTAAAGCACATCGCGTTCGCCCCGGCTGGTCTTGTAGGCAACCGACACTGCATTGAATATGCGACCACGGTCGATTCCGGCCGGAGCCCACCAGACATAGGTCTTCTGGTCGCTTCTCGCACAGCACCCCGCTATAGCGCCACAGGGAGGGATGTATTTCTTGCGGGCGGTAATCGGGTCACTGATCTCCAACCACGGGTAATAGAGAGCCGCATAGGAAGAATTGAATGCCGCGTGGGTGTAGGTTCCCTGACCTTTTCTGAAGTCGACAACCTCCAGCGGTTCGAGCATGAAGGGCGTGTCGGCGATGAAGAGCAAATCCTTGCGGTTTTCCGCATAGGTAATCCCGGCGTTAATGACCGGAACAGTTGTCACACCAGGCACCATAAGCAGGTTCAGTGCATCGATCTCATCGAATGCATAAAGCCCGGTATGCTGAGACGGGTCGCCGATGTAATCCGAGTCGGTCATGCCGGAGAGACCGTTGCCGCCACCAATTAGCGGGTAACTTCCAACAGCGGGTCTATCATTTGAAGTCCCTATAGACGGGGACAAATCACTGACCGTGATGTAATCAGAAACCTCATTGACCATAAGTTCCACATGGCTGGTCAAAACTTCATCCATGGAGAGGTCTTTGAACACCTCTACGATGTTGTCCTTGTATTTGACAATGAGATTGAATGCATTGACCGGGTCCAGAGAACCGTCCTCGACTGTCACGGAAATACGGTCGCCCCATGTTCCGGGATTAGCTGCGTTGACTTGCAATGTGAGTTCAGGCGTTGACTCTCGATTGGACAGAACGGCAACCGAGTTAACAGCACTCAGGGTGCCTTTATCCGTAATGTCGGTATAGTGGGCAACACGGCAGACATAGAGAATCGAACCGCCATTGTCGAAAAAGGCTCTGGCCGCATAAGCCAGGTATCCTTCGTTGATGTAGGAGCCAAATTTATTGATGAACTGCTCCCAGCTCGTAACCAACACTGGTTTGTTAACCGGGCCTTTTTGGGTGATTCCCACCATGGCAGCCGCCGAGGTGGAGATCTGCTTTACATAAAAACTGAAGTCTGTTTCCCGTGTATAGATTCCGGGGGATAGATATGCAGGCATACTTATTTCCTCCGTTTCGTGGTTTTAGGTTCGCTGGTTTCAGCCGTCTCATCTGAAACGGAAGGCTGTTTTTCTTCCGGCTTTGAAAGGCCCACCAAGCCGCGTTTTTCAGCGAGCGTAATTTCAGGTGAGATATCCTTTTGCGGAATCGAGGTGCGCTCACGCGGGCCGAGATGCAATGTTCTGTCTCCGGCCAGATTAAAGGTGAGCGGTTGAAACTGAAGGTTTCTGATTTCAATCACTGTTCATCTCCTTTGGGTTCATAGGTTCGTTCTTCATTCACGCTGCCGTGAAACTGGAAAGTTCGGTCCTTGATCAGATGGCCGTTTCTGATTTCGCCATCGTAAACAGGACAATCTTCAATGCGGATGCGTCCGGAGCTTTGCTTCAGATTGGAAAGGTTGACCCGGTTCAGACTTCCCAACGGAGCGATTTCCGCCAGGTTGAGTTGCCCCTGATCCGTAATGGTCAAAACGGGATTGCGCTGGACAAATCGGGAGACCGATTCCTGAAATTCAAGGAGTTCAACCTCACGGTCCACGGTCACGATCAAGTCAAAGTCGAGATGATAGAGTCGCGGGAAGGAACACTCCTCGAACGACAGGGTGTCCACGTTCTTTTCAATCAGGCGGCTTTGGCTGCGGCGCAGTTTGTTTTCACTTAACTTAGGCCCTTGCAGAATGACGCTTGGCGTGCGCTGAACTTCGAAAACATCATCAGGCAGGACCAGCAAGGCGTCGGGATGGATGTCGGCCTTGACCTGCCTGATCAGTGTTTCTGTAACGGTTCGTATTGTGCTCACGGTAGCCTCCGGTTGTTTCTGCCAGATTACTTACCGGAAGCGTTGCGGATGTGTCGGGTCAGAGAATACCTTTCAGGGCCTGCCTGTAATTTTGCTCAATCTCTTTGCGGTATTTCTGCATGATGGGATGAAGAAACGGTCGGGGTGGGATGATTATGGTCGCCCCGTTCGGGTGGTTGATGGTGGCTCCGTATTCCATGACAGCTCCGATATTCACCATGCTTTTCCCGTCCTTGTTGACGGTTCCACGGAGAAGACCGACAAATGCCTTGTCCGCCATAATTTTCTGGGTAATGGAGTTGATCAGAAAGCCGGTGTCGATGAGCGCCTTACTGGAACCTTTGCGGGCAATTGTGCTGTCGGCCAGCTTGGCGAAAGCCTGTCCGCCCGGAGCCTGATTGCGGATGCCGCGTTGAATTTCACGGACAAGAAACAGGGCATTGCTGATGGTAGCCTGCTGAAGCGCCATAGCGATCCGGGGACCGAGTGTGCCATTTAGTTTAGCTTTCGCCTTGTTCCAGTCACCGGTCCGTTTAACGCCCATGGAACTTCACCAGTTTGATGGATTTGTGGGTGATGACTCCAAAGAAGTGTTCTTCTTCGAGTGTCTGTATTCTGTATGTGACTGTTTCTATCTGGAGTCTGTCCTCCGGGACAACGTCGGCTTCCGGCAAAACCGAAACAGTGGCATCGATCTTTCCGGCGAGATCCTCCGGGGGTGTATGGACAATTTCAACAGGGATTGAGCCGGTCGGGGTGTATTCCTGATCATCGCTTCCGTATAGATTTTCACCGGCAACGATACGAAGGACTGTGGCGGTGATGCCGGATGAAACAATCAGCTCTTTGACGTCCTTCACTGCCTGTTCTTTTTCCTGATCTGTCAAAAGCATCAGCAATCCTCTTCAAGGCAAATTCCCTGTTCATATATTACCGGTGACAGACCGACGGGGGTGATGATGTAGCCATCCTCGTTGACCTCGGTTCCGGGTTTCAAGGCGGAGAGTCTTTTCCGGTATTCATCCAGCAGGTCCACTTCGAGTTTGGCCCAGTGTTCAGGTTGCTTTGACTTATCGACCCGCTTGTCGCCGCTGGAAAAGGAAAAGGCATTGGCTGTGGCAGAGCGCATCACCTGACAGGCATGTATCTGCCCCAGCAACAGGAGCAGTTCCCTGAGTTCTCCGCTGATATCCGGCAGAATCTGCTCTCCCTCGATGGTGAGAGAAATCTCCGCATCCCGGGACAGCTTAAAAACTGCTTTCCGGACGCATCTCTCCAGTGTCGAATCCACAAAGAGAGACGCATCCGGATCGGACAGGTCGATACGCAAGTCGGCTATGAGCTCAGGAAGCGTCAACGTCAACCTCCGTAAGACGGCTCTTCAACGCGTCGATCACGGTTCTGCGTTTTTCCATTTCCATATAGCCTTTGAGCTTGGCCGGGTCGGCCTCTTCATTGACCTTGGAAATGGCGTCGGTCGCGTTAAGCTTGCTCAGATCATCATCCTGATCCTGATCCTGCTTGCCCTGAGGAGAAGGCTTGTCAGCTTTCTCTTTGTCGATCTGAATCAGCACGCCAGTTTTCAGGCAGTGTTTGATCTGATCGGTCTGATCTTCAACAGGTGCGACCTCTCCGGGTAGCAATTTTAGTCCGGCATCCGGAATGATGAGAATGCCGGGGCGAACATTTTTTATCGTCAACATGATTCCTCCTTCAGCATTAAACACCAAGTTTCACTCGGGCCAGAATGTCCGGACGGGTAACACCCTGACCGATTTCGGACCAGACCAGCCAACCGGTTTTGAAGCGGGTCTTCTGGTCGATGGATTCGGCTTTGAGCTTTTCACGGACTGGCATTTTCCCCACTTCTTCATCCGGAATGATCAGAATTTCATCGAGGGGCATGGATGCCGTCAACAGGATGCCTCCGGTGCCGTAATTCTTAACCACACCTTTCTGCCGTAGCTCGAGCTTGGTCTGAGGATCAAGATCCCAGCCGCGCAGATCGTTGAAACGGCGACCGCGCATGACGATGTATTTCACCGACAGCTCGAGGTCCTCGATGATGGAGATGGCTTCATTGAGGGCTTCCTCGGTAAGCGTGTTTCCAGCCACTTCAATGGTATTGGCTGCAGGGACTGCCGCCGACAACACAGAGATGGATCTACGGTCCATCTCTTTTCGAATAGCATCGGATGCACTGGTCTGGATATCCATCAGCGTGCCGATGTTGCCGTTTTTGAGAACGGAAATATCCACCATCGGGTTGGAGTGAATGCGGTTGGTCGGGAATTCGACTTCATCTTTGCCGATTTCCTGCTCCTGCGCTTCACCGTCCTTACTGATCCAGTGGGCTTTGACGGTCGGCTTTTTCTGATAAAGCGGACGTTCGCCCTTGGGCAACGTGTGTTTGGTCAGCAGCAGAGAGGAGATTTCCTTGCGCCGGATTTCCTCTTCGATCGGAGCGGCAATTGCAGCAGCCAACGCCTGCATCCCTTCAGGGGACTCAAGAGCTTCACTCATGAGCCTTGCCATGGTCTCCATGTATTCCTGGCTGTGAATGTTCATTGGGTTGTTCTTCATTTGCATAAGCTCCTGTGATTAAATAAGCAGTTTGAATTTCAAAACGCCGCTCTGGACGGAAATGGCCTGAGCAATGACATGCTCGTCATTTCCGATGTTTCCACCGGTCAGCTTACCGGTGGCCGATACCTTCAGGTCATCCCCGGGATTGATCGTCCCTTCGAAGACATCGGTCTCGTACACACCGCCATTGCAGTAGATGCCGGGCATTTCACCGCCTGCATAATCCCTGATCAGGATGCCGATAGAACGGACCTCCGGATCGGTGTTGACTGAAAACAGATCGTTTCCGACCAGACTCACCAGAAGACCAAGCTGGCCATCTCCCTGCATATAGCCGTCACCGTAAGCGAGGCCCCTGTGACATGGATTGATAAAAGACATAGCGCTTCTCCTTGTTAGTTGATTTCCACGGTTTCGTTCGATTCGTTACCGACACGGTTGTTGTAGGCAGCCATGAAGCCGGTGCGCAGGCGATCCTCGAGGGAAAGCTTGCGGTCATCCACATCGTGAGGTCTCACCCCGGCAGAACTGCGCATGGGGGGTTCGCTTGATGCTTTGGATTTGTGTTTTTCAGGCTCTTTTTCCGTTTCCGGCTGCGGCTTGGCATCCGCCTTGTTGCTTTTGGCCATCTTTTCATAGGCAGCCTCGGTGGCGGCAAAAGCGTCGTCCGACAGTTCAGCTAGACGCGTGAGTTCGTTGTCGCGATCCTCCCCGAAGTCCATGCCTTGCTTTTCAAGTTTTGAGATCAGTTTGTGAGCACGGGCTTTCGAAGCGGCAGCCTTCTGTTCGGCCTCCAGCTCCTGAATGCGCTTCTGAAGTTCGGCCACCTGAGCTTTCAACTGGCGGTTTTCCTTTTCCAGCTCGCTCCCGGGAGCCGGATTGTCTTCCTGCCGTTCCTGTTTTTTCTTAGCGGCGTCGGCGGACGACTCATCTGGTTTCTTGGTTTTTTCGTCCATAATTGGATCTCCTTTGGGTTGGTGTGGGGCAGATGGGTCCTGAACCGACGCCACCTGCAGAATGCGGGCATTTTCATCTGCCCCTTTGCGGTCCAGCAGGCCCAGGCCCGTAAAAGTCACGCCGTGAAGAATCTCGAAGACGGATTTTCCATCGAGTTCACGGCCCTTAAATTTTCTGAGGTGGGTGCAGTAATCGGATTTGTTCTTGAAGCGCTTTTTACAAACGGAGCATTCACCTTCCTCGTAATCACACTCCATCGATACCTGCGTGATGATGCCTCGTTTCATGAGCTTGTAGGCCAGCTGGGCATTTGGCGTGTCCCCGGTGTAGAGTTCACCGACACATTCGACCCGACCGCCGATTTCATCTTCCAGATAGTCAGCCGCCACAACTCCACCAACAATGTCACTGAACTCTTGAGAGTGCTGAAGGTCGACTTTCTTGTTGATTGCGGTCATGTGTCTTCCGGCCAGCTCCTCGGCTGTAAAATGGTCTCCATTTCGGTTGGTGCCGGTTCTGCAAAGAACGAAGGTGAACTGGGGATCGCCCGCCATACCTCCGCTCATCGCTTCAGCGTTCAGCCCGGAATGCTCATCGAGACACAGCTCCACCGGGATGGATGTGTGGATATTGGCTGCCGCAGCCATCGGAACAGGTTTTGCCGACAGATCGGAGTCCGCATGAGACTGGCTTCCTTTCAGACAAACGAAAAGACGTTCTTTCGCGCTGGAAGCCTCCCCATGCTTGGAGGTGATCGAATACTTATGGTCCTTGGTCTTCATCCGGCTCTGACGTCCCAGACCGCCGATGATCTTTTTCATCTGCTGTTCGTTCGGATAGGCATGATCACGGTAAGAAATGAGCCAGTGCGGGATATGTGTGGCATTGCCGAGAAATTCCTGAAAGAAGTCGGAGGCGTTGCCCTTGGTGACAGTCACATGGCTGGTTTCATAGTTTTTGACCTTGGTATCCGTTTTGATGGTCAGACCGTCCCAATACGTCATCAGTCCTTCGACGAAATGATAGGCTTTTTCATAATTGGTGGTCGAAAACTCGGTTGCATAAGGCGGGTCAAAGTACGCGAGGTCAGCCTTCACCTTGGGAAGGATCTCGTTAACATCCCCGCGATAGGCTTTGTTCTCTTTGTCGTTGTCGAATATCAGGGCGTTGATCCGCTCGATATTGGCCTTCAGGCGTTTTTTGAATTCATCAGGTGTGTCCTGACGCTTGCCGTAATCAGTGGAGGACGAGAAGTGGCCGAATCCGCCTTTGCCGCTCATGCAGGTTTTCCCAAGAGCAAACAGAGCAATGTCCTTTTTATAGCCGGACAAGTCGTCACAATTGGCTCTCAGGGAATCGATAAGAGAGTGGACGCCTTTGGCAAAGAAAATCCCTTTAAAATTATCCTGTACAAAGGTTTTCGCTTTTGGGTTGTCAGCCAGCAGCTTGTCAATCTCGGCTTCGGAAAGTCGTGTCGAACTGTTCTCGACGATGGCTTTGGCTGCGTGATGACTGTAGCGAAGACGGTCATTGGCAAAAACTCGCAGCCCTTTGGATTTGTACATGTAAGCAACAACGGCCGACCCGGAAAAGGCATCCAGAACAGAGGAAACTCCGTCCGGGGTGTTACGCCAGATCCAGTCGACCAGCTTCTGTTTGCTGCCGATGTAGTTGGTGATGTACTTGGGGCGTTTCTCCGGGGGCTGCTCTTCAGGAGCCTTCTGTTCGGCTGCATTGGTCCCGATCTCGTCGGGATCGATTGCGAGCGCCGCATCTGCCTCAAGGAGGAACGCCAGCCTTTCCAGGTCAGTGGCAAACATTTCCATTAAATTCTCCGGTTCAATCACTGTTATTTGCCCCGATCGCACCGGGCGAGCGGGAGGTTTCAGCGATTACTTACCGGAAGGCTTTGAAATGTGTCGGAAAGGCGTCTGCTTTTTTAGGCGGGAATCTTCAAAGACCATAAAACGGCAAGACCACAGGCGGTTATGGACGGGTATTCCTCTGTCTCGACCACTTCGGAAAAAGCGCCGTCATAAGGAGATCGGCTCTGGCGATGATACTCCAGAAAATCATCAGGGAGTGTTGTAACTCCATTCTCAACCAGACGGTTGATGACCCAATCAGCCTGTTCATGACGATCCTGAATGTCATTTCGGCTGGAGTCCGGATAGAACATCTCAATATCGATGCCCGGGCCGGGACCTTGTACCCAAACACCTACAGGCAGATATTCCGGCACCGCCGCTTTCGGATCAACAAGGATGGAATCGATCATGTATCTCAGCTTCATTCCCAGCCCTCCGCAATTTTGATGTGTTCAGCAAGAATCTCTGAATCCATGCGCAGGAACATATCCCGATTGTCTTTTCTGAATGCCAGCCATGTTTCCCATTGTTTTGCATGAGCCGGTTCGGAAACGGGCTCGATCATTTCAAGATGATAAATGCGGTCCAGATCGTCGGTCAGCTCCACAATCAGCCATGCGTTGATTTCACTTCCCTCTGATTGCGCTGTCAGCGCGTCATCTACGGACACATGAACGACCTTGATTGTGTGGCTGTAATTGAAGCCTTCCTGATAGCCGAGTTCCTTCCATAACAGCCAGAAATCTGTTCGGATGATTTTCCCAGCGGCATCAAAATGCGGTGCAATCAGTGTCACCCTGAGTTCTGCGGAAATGGTGTCGATGAAGTTCTCACCGCCATGTTCCCGGATTTGCAACCGGCAGCCACGCTCATTGAACCAATGAAGCAGTTTCTGGATTCGGGCTTTTTCCGCTGCGATTATTTTCTCCATATTATTTCCTCTCATTCCATGTGCTTGACGTATGAATGATGTCTTCCACCTTACGGCCGTCAGGAAGTTTCTTGATCCCACGGGATGTGAAGCTCTTGATAATTTTCTGCCGTTCGGAAGCCGAATTGGCCACGATATATTCAATGTTGTCCAGCAGTGTTACTGAATACTTGAAGATGGTTTCATTGCTGCTTTTGCCCGAAAACTTTTTCCAGTCATCGATATTGTTTCCACGATTCTTCCGGACGTAATCATCCACTACTTTGCCATAGGCGTCATGGCCGTAACTGATAGCATCCATGCGCCGTAGCATGCTCTTTTTGAAATAGAGCGCCGGAGAAGCATCACGACTTGGATTTTTCTGGATACGTGTGAAGAAATAACTGGCACCACCGCTTTGCATATCCGCTACCGGTGACATACCGCCTGGAGGGATACCCATTCGCATTTTTTCTACGGTGCTGGCCATTGCGCCATTGTTTTCAAGAATGGTTTCAACAAAATCAGACATACCTTCGCTATTGGTCAAGCGATGGACCAGAGAGTAATCCTTCATTTTCTTTTCCAGATCCTCCTCAGTGATATCGAACCGGTATTGGTGTCGATACCCACCTTTCAAACCACGATCGAGAAATCCGGCCTGATACGCTCCCATGGGGTCGTAATCCGGCAGCTTGGTAAGGTCCTCGACATTCAGTTCCTTCTGCCAGAAACCACGGAGCGTCTGCACCCGCTCATTTACGGATGCATCGCGATCGTCGAGCCTTTTTTGAAGCCGCTTGTATTCAGCGGTGTGATCCACTTTTCGAATGTACGCCATTTTTTCCAGATACATCTGCTCGGCATTTTCGGGGGAAGAAACCCGCGCATCTATCCCGAGTTTCTCCAGTTTGGTCATCAGGGCTTCGACCTTCTTGCCACTGGCATCACCGTCGACCACGATCTCCAGCTCGCCCCGCTGGGCATAAAGGTTTGAATTATCCCATGGGCGGTATTTCAGACGCGTGCCGTCATCAAATTCAGCGGTGAATTGAAGGCCGTCCTGCATCCTCGAGTCACGATTGAACATGGCATAATTATCGATGTCATCCATCTCGACGGTTATCTTGCCGCTGCTGATCCGCCTCTTGGTGTGAGTGACCTTGCCTTTAGTGACCTTGAAATCAGGCTTCTTGGGCTTGGCCGTTTTCGGCAGTTCTGGGAGATACTGCTCTAAGACACCGTTGGTTGCACGGTCCCAGTCGACCGCTTCTTTGATTTCATCCAGCCATTTGATATAGCCGTCAGCCATCTTTTTGATTTCCGGATCTTTGCTTCGGGCGAGCACAAGCAGTCGGGTTCTCAGTTGTTCGGCTTTTCCCAATTTTGTCCGGTTATAGTTCCCATCGCCGACATGGAAGTTTACGTTTTTCACTGCATCCAGAATGGTCGGGAAAAAGGTGTCTTCCTCCAGGGGCTGGCCTTTTTTAATTTCAACAAGGTCCAGCTGTTCCCGAAGCAGGTCCGTGATTTTAGAATCCGTATCCGGCCGGATCTTCATTTTAACAACTGTGCGCTGCTTACCTTTGAAGGATTCTGTAAATATGAGGGCGTTCTGATCTTCGACATCACCACTGTCAAATGGCAGGGTTTTTCCCTGCCATCCAAGTTTTCCGGCATCATCGATGATTCTTTCATCCGCTTCCTGCAGCAGCTTCTTTATCCCGGGCTTGGCCTGCAGTGACGAGAACCTGAAGTCTTTCCGGCCTAAAACCTCTCCGTAGTATCGCTCGAAATCATTCCGCAGATCATGTTTTCGTTGAAGTGTCTGCTCATAGAATTTATCCAGCCCGATTTTGTCTTTTCCAAAGCGCCCCTCGGCATATGGCCGGATGATATCGAGATAAGCCTCGTCGGATATTTTTTCGACTTCCTGAATGTATTTCAGGGAGCCCTGAGGATCGAAGTTGACCTTGCCTTCCTTGGCCGCCCTGAAGACCTTGTTGTAAAAAGGCTCCTCTTCGCCAAAGGCGCTGTTGGGATGATAATCCAGAGAAAGGCGATCTTTCCCGAGATGCTTGAAAGCCTGCCCCTTGTCAATGCCATAGACATGACCATTTCTTCCCCGGATAAACTGCTTTGAGTGTCCATCATGATTAGCGACAAGCCAGTCGATGACATGCTCACGCTGTAGCTGTTCGATCTCAACGGTGGTCAGATTCTCCGGCAGTATGTTTTTGAAATCGATTTCTGACTTCAGATCCGTTCGCCACTTTTGGATGGAACCTGTTCTGCCGTTCAGCTGGATGGTCCTCACTTCGATTGCGTCCGGGTCAATCAGCCGACCGATCTTGTATGCGGCTTCTTCTCCTTGGGCGATAAAATTGTCCTTGGAGTTGCTGGCTGGTTTGAACAGCCATTTGTCGCCATTTTCATCGGTCCAAAACTCTTTTTCATGTGCTCCGCCGACATTCGCCTTGCCGGACTTATTGAATTTCCCGGCTGCGGATTTTTCATTCCATTTCTGATCGGCGCTTTCAAACTCAGAGCCTTTCTGGACAAAGGACGGCGGTTTGGTTTTGGGTTCAACAGGTGGCTTAGGTGGTTCTTTTTTTTCCTTTACAGGAGATGGCTTCGCCTTTTTGCCACCGTGCTTTTCAGCCCATTTCTGCCATTTGCTCTCGATATTCGATTGCGCTTCTCCGATCTTTCCCGGATCGGTTTCGGTAAAGAGCGTGACGAGATCGTCCTTGCTTGCCCATTGCCAGTGTTTCAGCTGTGTCTCCTTGGCAATGGATTTGAGTTCCGACGATTTGAGTTTGGCAATCTGATCCTGAAAAAGCTGCTTTTTCAGAGCAATTTCCTTGGCGTGCCCGACAAGCAGTTCCTGAGGCAGATCTTTGGCCGATGCCAGAGCTTTTTCTGCATCGGAGATCTGGCTGATAAAATTGCTGTAATCCAGCGGTGATTCCGGAAGCTGAACTCCGGCCGCAGCCTTTTCGACCAGCTCTTTCTGTTTTTTCACCAGGAGCTGTTTTGCTTCATCCGCCGCTATCTTTTTGGCTGATTCAGCCAGATCCGTTCCGGCTTTTTTCTGCAGTGCATCAACGAGCTGTTGTTTATTCTTCAGGATGCCGATTCCGTACTGCTTTTTCTTTGCCAGCAGTTCCTTTCCTTTCAGGGATGTGTGGTCAATTCCCGGCTCGAGCTTGTCCAGCAATTTGATGGTCTCCT